GCGAATTTGTGGGTTTGCTTGAACGCAATAAAGTTGATTCAATGCTCGGTTAATAGCATCTGTATCGTCGGTGACCCCGTCGCCTACTGCGCCGAAATCTTTGACGCTAGCCCATTGGTCTAACCAACTCTGTAAACTTTGAGTAATTGGTGTATTTGCGCTGGGCCCAGTCTGAACAACATACCCGGCGGCTGCGCCTTTGTAAGTATATGTAGTTTGAAAATTTAAAATATCTGAAAATTCAGTCAGAATTTCTGTATTTCCAACGGTGGGTGCGCCCTCTTCTAACGTTCCATTACCAATAAACAGTTGTCGTGTGTCAACGCTCCAACCTAGTTCTGCACCTGCAAGTTGAGGTAAATCTGTTGCCAAACCTTTACGGTTTGTAATTCTTGAAATCTGTACAATAGCCACTGTGATAGTCCTTGTCTATCACATATTTAGCGTGTTAGATAGTAGAGCTCTACTCGTTTCATCCACTCATTTGACCAATATTTGAACTCATCTCCTTCGATAACAAATTCCAAGTATTGCGGTTTATCGTAAGTTCCATTGGGTAGTTGTTTAGGCTGTACAGCCATTAAAATAACACCTGTATTAATGTCTGTGCCGTGGGTTTCGTTGTGTGCTGCTGCGTAGGCTGCAAGTTGAATAAAGTAGTCGCCAATCCACTCTTTTTTCTTGACCTTGTTGCTTTGCTTAAAGTCCATAATAGCTGGGTTACCTTTCCACAGCCCTAAACAGTCTGTAGTTCCGGCATATAGTCCCGAATAATATACAGGAACTTCTGTCCCCCAAAACTCAGTTACATTTGGCTGTAACCCTTGCATAATTACTTCCGCTGCCATAAACCAACTAGGATGTGCAAAAGGGTTATTGGGCAGATCCTTCATGTCCTCTTGTAACACATAATGTTCAAGATAAGCATGCATGCGTGTTCCACGATTTGCAGCTTCGGTGGTAATTTGCTGGGCCTTTTGTTCACCAACTGCTTTCTTCCAATTAGCAAGTGCTTCTCGTTGTTCAGCAGGTTTAGTTTTATCCAGGATTGTTGTTACCGAAGGAACTTTTGAACCGTCTGGCAAACAGTAATGGCGCTTGCCTTCGATTGTTTCTCTATTGAGGGGTGCGTAGTTATATTTTTGTACTATCATTAATCTAAGGTGTGTTCTTTAACGTAAGTTAGTGGGTTTAGGTTTGCAAACAATTTGCGTTGTATCTCGGTCATTTGCTCTAGCAGTTCTCTTTGCTCGCGCATAAAGTCAGCGGTGTAATTCATTGGGGTAGGCGAAGGCAAGTCTACTCGGCTAGTTACTTCAGACCCGTCGCGTTCAACCATGCGCAAACCGTGTTTACGTGCTAGATGTTGGATTTTAGCATTTTGTGTAATACAATGCATAAACACTGAATGGACACCTCGGGTTGTGCCCCAGTCAATCATAAAATTCATTATCTGATCAGCTACGCCCTGCCCTTGTTTATTGCTGTCTACACTTACTGCTAATTCCCAGTCGTTGCCTTCTCGGGCCAGATGACCGAAGCCAACAATCTTATCATCCTTGCTAGCAGTAAACAAGTGATGGTCATCGGCGTTGTAAAGAATACTCAAAATAAAGTGATCGATGTTGTCGTCTTTGATGTTGTAGCAGAAGCGCGTGTATCGATCTGCTTCCGATACGCCTTTAAGGTGTTTTGCATATTCTGCCAATGCAGAA